CGTCCATCATGTACGGACCGCTGCCGTCCTGAACTGTGAAGTTGTCGCCTCTGATGGTGCACCCAGGCTGCACCGTTCCGGTGCTGATCGTGGCGTTCTGTATCGACCAGACCAGATATGGACGTGTGGCGTCCGCCCCACCGATACTGTTGTCGGAGCCGCCCTGCTCCTGGGTGGCGCCGATGGGCAGGTTGGCCGTAATCGTCTTGGTGCCATCCGTCACCGTGCAGTCGGTGTAGCCTGCACCGCCAAGACCTCTGTACCACGGCGCGGAGTTGTCCTGGTTGGAGGCCAGGTGCACCTCCCCGGTAGGCGTGCCGAAGCTGCCGTTCCGCAGGATGTTGATCAGTGGCCCGCTGGTGAGCCACTGCGCGCTGGTGAAGAACGGGCAGACGAAGAAGGTCCCGTCCTGACCTGGGTTGTCCTCGAACTTGCGCGTCCCTGGCGGAGGGGGCGGAGGCGGAGGTGGCCCGCCGCCTGGATTGCTGTCCCACACGTTGACGCTGGACACCAGAGCGAACGCCGGCAGCTGAGCCGGGGAGGGGTCGACCGTGCCGATGCCCAGGTCCGCAGTGACGTAGTCGCTGTAGTTGGCGGCTGTCAGCATATAGATAAACATCGGGTTGCTGTCGTAGTTGTCAGCTGCCGATGTCGCCGCCTGGAACTGCTGGACGCCGTCAATGTAGAGTGTGATGAAGTCCGACTCCCAGTCCCAGGCATAGGTGTGGGACACGCTGGCGTCGAAGCCCTGGGCACTGGAGATGGTGAAGCTGTCGATGGCCGGGAACGGGTTGCGCGCGATGTCGAATATGACGGTCTGCACGCCGCTTCCGTCGGTGGTGATGCGGAGGTCGATCTCCGGCGGAAACTGGCCAGTGAGCTGCACGTTCTCGATGGTGGCCTGCCAGGTGAATCCTGGGATGCGAGGCACCGAGACGACGAACTGCCAGTATCCGTACTTCTGGTCGATGTTCATCGACGAGTTCAGCAGGGCGCCGCAGTACGGCATGGTGGCGCCGGCCTGCCCATTGATGTACGCCGCGTCCCCCGGAGGGGTCACCATCAGGCCCATCCGCAGCCCGCCGCCAGGGGCCAGGGTGTAGAGGCCGGACGTCCCCGGAGTGCTCGGGTTGAACGGATTCGCCCACCACTGGTCGCCGCTCTCTCCGTCGGTCGGCCCACCGCGCCCATCTGTGGTGCCGGGCGCGATCAGCATCCAGTTGTCGCCGGTCCGCCAGGTGCGGTGGAGCGGCAGCGTCGAGAAGCTGTCGCTGAAGGTTAGGACTGCCATCAGTGTGGCCTGTACTGTAGGGTGTAGAGGAGTGGCAGCGTGCCCTGCGCCGGCGGCGTCCAGCTGACCGACACCGAGTTCTGCGTTGCGCCAGTGGACACCAGATTCTGCGGAGCCGACGGTAGCACATTGCCAGACTGCGTGGACACGCCAGAGAGGACTGCGGACGGTGGACTGGTGCCTGCTCCGTTGGAGGCTGTGACCTCGAAGTCGTACAGCGTGCCGGCAGCGAGACCAGTCACCGTTGCGGTGGTGCCAGCAGTGGTCGGCCCGGCCACGAATGCGCCACCGAGCAGCGTCTGCCTGAACCCCACCGCGTAGGTGATGGGCGGCGTGCCGGCACTAGACGCGACCCACTGCAGGGAGACCGTGGTCGTTGTGGGACTGCCGACCACTGCCAGGCCAGTTGGTGCTGTGGGCAGAACCGCCAGGGTAGTGATGCTGACCTCGGCCGAGGGCGTGGAGCCAGCAGAGTTCTGTGCCACCACCTGGAACTGGTAGCTGCTGGCAGGGAGGAGTCCGCTGACCGAGAGCGGACCTCCCGACACTGGGCTGCCGACGTTGACCCATGCGGGAGGTGAGCCTGGGGGGGCCTGCTGCACCTGGTAGGTGATGGGCGTGGTGCCGATGGAAGTATTCGCCCAGTTGAGCACCACGGAGCTGGTGGTGATGCTGGACGGCGTCAGCGCAGTCGGTGGTCCGGGGGCCACTCCCTGTGCTGGTGTGGTCACCTGAAGGATGGCAGAGGTGCTTGTTCCCATGGTGTTCTTGGCCAGAACCTCCACATCGTAGTGTGTAGCCGGAGCTGCGGAGACGGTCAGCTGACTCCCGGTCGTGGAGCGTGGGCGGAGATTCCACCCGACGGTGCCAGTGACACGAGTGCGTATCTCGTAGGAGACTCCCGACCCAGTCGCGTTCTGAGTCCACCCTATCGTCATGCTCGTGGGCGAGATCGCGACCACATGTAGATTGGTGGCAGGAGCGGGTCCTGGTGCTGCGGACATAGCAGTGCCCTAGTTGGTCGAGAGAACCTCGAACTGGTAGGTCGTGGCCGGCAACAGTCCGATGACTGTCACCCCGATGGTTCCCGCCCCAACCGTGAATGTACTCCATGGTATGGTGCCGAGAATCCTGTACTGAACGACGTAGCTGAATGGCGGCGTGCCGACAGTCGGCGCAGACCAGAGCAGAGTGACTGCTGTGGCCTGCACCAGCGTGGCGGTAAGGTTCGTGGCTGGCCCAGGAGGGACGGCTGGAGTGGTGCCGTGGACGATTACGGAGGTCGCCAGTCCGGCACTGTTCTGCGCGGTGACGGTCAGGTCGTAGGCAGTTCTGGCCGCCAGTCCGCCGACGACAGCTGAGGTGATGGACGACAGCGGTCCGATCTGCCACGCCGTGGTCCCCGTCACCCTGTACTGCACGAGGTAGGAGAATGGTGGCGTTCCGACAGTCGGCGCTGTCCACGAGAGGGCGATGGAGCTCGAGGTGATCGCACCCACGACGATCGTAGTCGGGACGCCGGGGGCCACGATCGTGCCGCTCGGCGGCGCACCGCCGACCAACTTCACCCAGACCGTGGTCCCCTCAGCCTTCAGCTCGTTGATCACGTCGTAGACCGACCGGCCTGGGTTGGCGGCGATCGTGGCGAAGAAGTACCCAGGCACGTTCCAGTATGGCCCCAGCGGGCCGCTGCCCCAACAGTAGATCGGGTTGTTGGGCCCGATCGCCGGGACGGCCGCAGGTATGGTCTCTACGAAGCCCTGATACTGCAGCCCAGTCGGGGCCCACCTGGCCGGATTGGCCAGCGTGTCCACATTCCAGTAGCTAGTGCGCCCCCACACCCCAGTGTCGAAGATGTTCCACGGCTCCAGCATGCGCGGAGCCTGTCCCGTCAACTTCTGGAGCGCGGCAGCAATGGCCGGTCGAGTCGCGGCCGACTTGAAGAGACTGTCGATGATCAACTGCGCAAAGACCGCGTCGCTCATCCCCGATGGTCGCGGCAGCGCAGAGCCGAAGAAGTCCACGCTTGCCAAGTCCAACTCAGGCGCGGTCTCAGTCGTCAGTCTGGTCGCAGCCAGCACATACTGCAGCTGCTGGACCAGGAACGACAATCCCTGGCCGCCCGAGTTCAGCAGAGTCCCGGATACGCCACTCTGGAGAGCGTCAGCTCCGGACCACCCAGGAGGCAGGTTAGCAGCCAGCCTCTGCTGGAACTGAGCAGGGGACAGAGTGGCGACAGTAGTCACCATCAGTACTGTCCGACCTGCACGTTGGAGAGCGCGATCCGAACCTCGGAGATCGGGGAGGGGACGAGGTCCGCAGCCACCCCGTTGACGAGGGTGCCCGGCTGGACAGCCAGTACCCCCGGCACTGTGAGAGCTGCCTGCTCCACAGCAGAGACGAATAGAGTCGCGCCAGCTGGCAGCTCGTCCGCGACCTCGGCAACTGCGGCCCCCACGAGCGCCTGGACCGCCGCCAGCGTAGTACCGGCAGCTAGCCGGACGCCTAGGACGACTGTAGCGTTCACTATCGACGGGGCCGCCACGAATGGCTGGATCGAGAAGGCCCTGGTTACGTCCACGGCTGCGTAGACAGCTGCCAGCAGGGCTGCACCGGGCGACCCGGTGCCGTTGTCCACGAACACCGTGAAGCATCCGAGCTGCGGCGTGCCCTGCGGCGTCTGATTCTCCACCGCCGAGATCTGCAGGCCCTGCTGCACCCCCTGCGCCGCTGCGATGATCGCCGAGTAGGTGGCCTTGGCCAGTGTGCTGAGGTACAGTATGAACCGCGCCCGGTAGGCTGCGTCGCTCTCCTGGTCCACTCCGTTGGCGATCGGCACCTGGTTGAGGACGGTGTCGATGCCTGCCAGCTGCGAGCCCAGCTGCAGCGCACCAGGAGCAATGTTGGAGCTGCTCCCAGCCACCAGTGCCACCACCGTAGCCTGGAGTGAGGTGGCACCTGCTGGCAGCACGTAGTTGTTCGAGATCGGATCATAGGTCGTCTGCGTGGTGTCCGGCACCACCCGGAACACGTTGGCGCCGCCGACCGTCTGGACCAGTGTCCCGCCCTGGTACACCCCGCCCACCAGAGTGGCGGCACCGATCGGGGTGGGCGACGGGGCAGGCAGGTTCCTGGAGAAGATCACCGGCCCAGTTGCGAACGTGGCCGGCAGGCGAGGGAAGTCGAAGTCTGCGAAGAACGTGTCGAGGTCCGCACCCGTCGAGGTAGCGGCTCGGGTCAGCGTAAGAATCAGGAACGCCTGGGCCTGCAGGAAGTCAAGCTGCGTGGCGAACGACTCGAAGACAGCTAGCAGGAAGTCGCCTGGCGGCAGTACCGGCACTATGCCCAGGCTGGCGCCCCAGGCATTGGTCATGTCCTGTACGAACTGACCCCAGGTCTTGCTGGGAATGGTCATTCGACAATCTTAACGGCCAGCCGCCCAGTAGTCTGGTCCCTGAGCTTCACCGATATGTACACTACCCAGGTCCCTGGCTGCGGGTTGCGGAAGATCACGGTGGGCAGAGACCCAGGATCCACTGCCACGTCCTGGAGGACCGCCTGGTTGATTCGAGCGATGAGGCTCATCTGGTAGGCTGGCGTCGGATTCTGACCCACCAGAGAGCCAGCCCCGATACCGTAGCTCGGGTGATACACGTAGTCCGGCTCGGTGGTGGCGCCATCCGGCAGCACCTGGGCCGAGTTAGTGATGAGACTGCGCACGATGCGCTGACGCACGTTGTCCCAGCCTGTCGCCGACTGCACCCCGCCCCAGGGCGTCACGATCAGGTCGCTATTCCACTCGCAGTAGAGATCAGGCATGTCAGCTCCCCGGCCTCGGCACATGGGTGCCAGCAGCAATCGACCCAGTGTTGCCGTGGTCGTGCTGGCTGACCGTCACGCTGTCCGCCGTGCCGTACATGGCCGTGACCTCCTTGGTCACCCGCAGCTCCGCGTCGATCGTGACGGGGTTGGGAGACTTC